CAGGTGCGTATCAACCCCGTGGAGGCTGGCGACACTGAATCCGCGGCGGCACTGAACACCCTGTTTCGCTGGTTGGTTGGCTCCAAGCTATACAACGAGCTGCAAAAGGAGGCCGAGCTGTACGGGGAATACGCGCTGACTTACGGGTACAGCGCGATGTTTGTCGGCTGGGAACAGTCCTCAATACTCAAGCCGCAGGAGATCACGATGGAAGCGTTGGCGGCAATGTCCGAGCAGGGAGGCGCCGATGTCGGCATCACTTCCGAGATCGTTGAGATGATACAAGACCCTGAGTATGATAATCAGGTAGCCGAGCTCTTTGTGGGGTTGGTGCCGAATGTCAGGAAGCGCAGGGCGCTCAAGATGGTCAAGGAGCTCAGGGAGACGGGCGCCACTGAGGTGCCGATTGCTGAGATGAACAAGAACCAGCCGGTTTGCGTGGCGCTGAAACCGTTCGAGGACATTGTGTTCCCCGACGAGACGGTTGACCTCCAGAAGGCTCGGGTGATCTTCCGCAAGACCTACATGACCGAGGTCGAGCTAAGGGCGAAGATACAGGAGGACGATTGGGACGAGAAGTTTGTTGACGCAGCGGTTGATACGGCAGGCAAGTCGCAGGACGCAACCAACGTGATGATAAACGCCACGACACTGTCACCGAGTTTCGACACTAACAGGAACATGATCGAGATCGTTTATGCCTACACACGCCAGCTTAACGAGGATGATGTGCCGGGGATTTACTGCACGGTGTTCAGCCCCTACACCATCCAGATAGACTCTGAGGAGCCCCTGTACGGCAAGCATGAGCTGGTTGGGTACGCTCACGGCAACTACCCGTTCGTGGAGTACCGCAGGGAGCGTCCGAGTCGCAGGGCTATAACCGAGAGCAGAGGTGTTGCCGAGGTGAGTGCCTGCGCTCAGTCCGAGCTAAAGGCCCAACGCGACTCCATAATTGACAGGACTTCGCTGGAGACAATCCCGCCGATTCAGTATAACCGGCGCTTGGGCATGGTGAACAACCTCGGCCCAGCCGTCATGGTGCCGGTGAGCAAGCCGGGAGACTATCAGCCGTTGCAACTCACCGCGGGAGTCCCCGCAACATCGATGCAGTGCATCGAGATGATCATGCAGGATACGGCTGACTACTATGGCCTGCCCCACTCGAACATCCCGCCTGTCACAACCACACTGAAGCAGCAGGCACTGGTCAACAACTGGCTGTGCTCATGGACTGAGATTTATCAGCAGATGCTGGCGTTGTCACTGCAATATCTGCCGCCTGAGCAGATCGAGAGGGTGACGGGGGTGCCACTGGAGGTCAAAGACCTGTCAACGATGCCAGACTTCATATTGAAGTTCGATGCGCGTGACATGAACGATGATTATGTGCTCAAGAAGCTCGAGGTCATAGCGCAGCAGTTGCTGCCGCTTGACGCTGGCGGCTCCATCGAGCGCAACGCGCTTGTCGAGAAGCTGGTTCGGAGCATTGCGCCTGAGCTGGCAGACGAGATCCTCATCGACCAAGGGTCAGCCTCCCAGAAGATATACAACGACACCAAGGGCGAGCTGGTGGGGATGATGGCAGGCTACGAGGCCAACTATCAGGAGAAAGACCCCGCGGCACAGAGCAAGATGCAATACTTGGAGCAACTCGTTAAGAGCAACCCCAAGGCCATGGAAGCCATGGAGGCAGACGAGCAGTTCAAGGTGTTGTTGGAGAATTATTCGCAGTCACTCCAGTTTAACGTGCAGCAACAGGAGAACGCTCAGATAGGCCGAATCGGCGTCAAGCCGGTTCAGCAAGGCCAACAAGCCCAACAAGCCCAGCAATGAACTTGATGAACTCAATAAGCGATAAGCTCGCGACAGGAAACGCAGACGATCTGCTGGATGGGATCAACCTTCTGATAGATGAAAGCGTGGACGCGGAGATAGGATTTGTTTCCGCTCCCAGCATCGATGACAACGAACGAGCGCACTCAGCCGGTAGGCTGGACTCGCTTCGATCACTAAAAAGTTTGATCAACGATGCCGTGACAGCAGCCAAAAAGAACAGGTAAATTATAGTATAACAGGTTTAACGGGTTTTTCTCGCTAACAACACTAGAAAACCGAGCCCTCGTAGCGTTATAGCTGCGGGGGTTTTCTGTATTTACCCTTCACAAAACAAATACTGAAGGGGACTTGCTCCCATAAAAGGCATGGCTGATGGACAGGATACTGGCGACTCACTGCCCGAGTCGCAGGAAGCAACGGAAGGGCTGAATAACTTAGGAGGTCTTATTGACCAAGCGGGACTTGCCAGAGTCTTCGGTGCAACCGAGGAGCCTGAGCAGGAGGCTACAGAACCCGAGCCTACGCCACCCGCAGATGAAGCTGAAGAAGGGGTAAAGGAATCTGATTCGCCAGAGTCGAGTGACGCTGGAAATGACGAGTCGGAAACTGAGTCAAAGGTTCTTTCTAATAGTGAAGATGATGACGAGCCAGTTGACGCTAAAGGTCAAGATGGGCTCCTCAAGCGGATCGGCAAGCTAACCGCGATCAGGCGTGAGACCGAAGATAAGGTCACCACGCTTGAAGACGAGAACGCTTCGTTGAGGTCGCAACTTGAGCAGAAGGACGAGCAGTCCCCTGCGGTTGTTGATAACAGCAACCCATTCGGGGATGTGAAGACGGTGAAGGATGTTGAAAGCAAACTTCAAGAAGCTCAGGAGGTGTATGATTGGGCCGAGGATCACCCCAACGGGGTGACACAAGGCGAAAAGGATTATACCGAGGAGGACATTCTAGGGATCAAGCGAAGGGCTCGGAAGGCATTGAGGGAGTTGCCCAAGCGCAGAGAGTATCTGAACTCCGAGCGGGAAAACTCAAGGTTGGTGGAGGAAGCCTTTCCATACTGGAAAGATCGATCCCACGAAATGTACCAACAGGCACAGGAGATCTTGAGAAACCGCCCAGAGCTAAGGAAACACGCTGAGTGGAAGGCAGATGTCACCATATACCAGCTAGGGCTGATGGCCTACAGCGAGTTGCAAAACTCGAAGGGCAAGAAAGCCAAAGTTGCAAAGGCGACAACTCAACCAGCAAAGCCTGCCGCAGCTCCGAAGCACACTGATGCTGACACGAAGCGGAAAACCAACGCAGTCAAAAACTTCACTGAGAGAAGGGATCGAGACTCATTAACTGAATTAATGAAAGGCTTTATCTAAATGGCACAACTATTTGAAACGGACTTCCAAGGCTCTGGGGGCGGCACTACCGGCCCGAGCAAGAGGGAAGATTTAGCAAACTACATAGCCCTAATCGATGCGAAGGACACGCCGTTCAGCAGCATGGCCCCGAAAGGGAAGGACTTAGGGAATATGTATCACCGCTGGTCAGCAGACCAGTACGAGGGTGCAACAACCGAAGGGTTCAAGGACGGCAAAAACGCCACGACCACTCCAAGCTCTCACGCAAGTGTAACAGCGAGTGTGCTGGGTTATGACGGTGGAACTTGGAATGACCCAGACGCAGGCGCGGCGATTGACTCAACGACTCATGGCACAGCCTATGAGCCGCTGATAATGAACCACGCTCGCCAGCAGGACGAGCTGAGCAACTACGCTCAGTACTTCCGCAGGGCGACCAAGGTTAGCCCGTTGGCAGCAGAGGTTGTCACCCCTGTTCAGAGCCAGAACTTGCTCGCCGCAGCGACTGCAAAGAAAACTGTGGAGCTTAAAAGGGACATGGAGAAGACCCTGCTGAGTAACAACGCGCCTATTAAGGAAACGAGCAGCGTTCCCTATAAGACTCGCGGTATGGGTAGCTGGATTAACTTCACACCAGAAGTTGGTGTGCCAACTGACGCAAGCATTCCGGCGGCTTACTACACTCCAGTGGCAAGCACGGTTGACATATCGACAACCACGGATGGCAGCGGCAACGAGTTGCTTACTGAGTCGATGATTCAAGGAGTCCTTGAGTCCATCTATAACGAGACGGGCACCGTTCGCACCTATGACCTTATCTGTGGAGGTAAGGTTAAGAGGGGCTTCACCAACCTGACGGCAACCAACACAGTTGCTGGTTCTTTGGTTGATGCGGAGGATACGGGTTATAGTGCAACTAAAGTTCGCACGTTTAACCAAGAGCTGAGCAACACCACATTCAAGAACACCATCACGGTTTTCGAGGGTGATTTTGGTACGCTCAACATCCATGTCGATAACTTCATGCCGACAACCAATACCGGCTACGTTATCCCCATGGAGAAGACCGAGATTCGGTATGGGATGCTCCCTCGGGTGCAGTCCATTCCCAACTCGGGATCGGGTGAAGGCAGGATCGTGGAGGCAGTCGCCTCACTTGTGGTGAAACAACCACAGGCATTTGGTAAATTCGCAGAAGCCCTCGCCACAGGCTAATAGCGATGCTTGTTAGCTTAGAAGGGCTCGATGAGGGTCTCGTTAGCGAGATGCTTGACGAGTTCAAGACAGGTTGGAACAGGCAAAAGGTTGTAGCTCGAGCCGCCCAAAAGCGGCTCGGGCAGACCAACCAAACGGAGCGCAAGTCGGTTGACGGGTTGGGCGCCATGAAAGCGCAGATAAGC